TGTGCTTCTTGTTGAATTCTTGCTTGCTCTTGAGCTGCAGCCAGAGCCTGCTGCATGGATTGTTCTTCGGTTTGCAATCTTTGACGCTGCTGTTCGGCTTCAGTTTGAGCCTGTTGTTCCGCTCTAGCCGCCGCTTGCGCTTGAATATCCATATCGATTTGGCGCTGTTGTTCATCAGCCAGTAATTGAGCGTTACCGCCTAGCGCCGCAGACTGATACGCAGTCGCAACGTCTTCATAGGTCGCGCCTTGATACTTACCTCCATCAACATTTATCCCCTCGTACAATACGCTTGCAGGCACGCCATTTGACATTGCGATAGACAATATTTCGTCTGGAGCAAGTTGAGGATTAGCTGCTATAAACTCGGCCACGTCCTGGCCCGTATATGCAATATTACCGCCATCCCTACTTTGCTGAGGCTGCGACTCTTGCGGCAATGGCGATGAAGCCTGCGGAGCAACACCGCCAAGCAATGCCTGCATTTGCGCTTCTTGCTGTGCTCTTGCTTGCTGCTCAGCTACAGCTTGGGCCTGTTGTTGAGCGGCCTGCTCCATCTGTGCTTGTTGGGCTGCAGCTTCAGCCTGCGCTCTTTGCTGCTGAATTTGAGCCTGCTCTTGCGCCTGAATTCTTTGCTGAGATTCATATTCCGCTTGAAGTCTTGCCTGCTCTTGGGCTTCATATTCAGCTTGTGCGGCTGCTTGGGCCTGAGCTTCAGCTTGGGCTTGGGCTTGAGCAAACTCTTGCGCCTGCCTTTGTTGCTGTTGATACTGATATTCAGCCTGAGCCTGAGCCTGAGCTTGCTCTTGCTCCCATGCGGCCTGAGCTTCTTGTTGCGCCCTCGCCTCTGCTTGAGCTTGCGCCTCTGCTAAATGATTATCTTGAACTGGCGCAGCTTGATACGCCTCGGCAACTTGGTCATAAGTCACGCCCTGGTACTGACTGCCGTCAACATTGATGGCGTCATATAAAACATCTGCACCAACGTCGTAAGCTTTAGCCAATGACAATATTTCCTCTGCCGTTAACTGAGGATTTGCCGCTAAGTAATCAGATACTTCCTGAGCCGTGTACGCCATAAATTACCTCTGGAACGGTCGCATCGGTTGGAATTGCTGTTGTTGCGGGAATTGTTGTGCCTGCGGGTTTGTCAGTCCGGCAATACTGGCCGGATCAATCGCTAAGGACTGAGCCGGAGCCATTTGAGGAATACGCCCGCCAAGAATTGCCGCTCGCATTGCGGGAATGGATGCCATGTTTGCATTCTGAGCCGCTACGCTTCCTCCTTGATAGGCTTGCATCATGGGCATGAATGAAGCGCCCTTCATTTGATACGCCTGGTTCAGCGCACCTTGATTGATCTGCCCGGCCTGCCCATAGCCGCCAACCATCGTATCTTGCGCCTGCTGGTAGGCTGGCAAAAGGTTATTCATCTGCGTATTAGCCATTGCCATTGAGCGCCTGTTGGCTTTGCTGATGTCCTTCTTTTGAGATCGAGAGCTAAGAGCGCCGCTTATCATGCTGGCACCTGCTGACGCTGCCGCCATCGTTACCGGGTCCATGCCCATATATCCACCTCGCTTTGCGTTTTGTGAATCCCAGATTGGCAAGCATTTGCTTCAATGCCGTTCTGTCATCTGGGGCAGTTGTATAAATTTGCGTCCATCCATGTTGTGCAATCCATTTCAAAAGCTTGGCAAACGGTTCTCCCATCTGCGCCCGGTCACGCAGCTTGCAGCAGCCGTGAATCTCTAGCTGCACGCCCCTTGGAATCAGTTGCACTAGCACTTTGTCATTAAGAAGAACAAGGCCATCCATGTTGCCAATGTCTGTAACGTAGAATCCCCAGGGAACACTTACGCTGGAATGCTGCAAAATCTCTAGTGCTCTCGCCTTGGTAGGTATCGTGACAGACTCTGGTCTGCTGGATAGCATTTTACCTAAACGAGAATCCATCCCTGCGTCCTGTCGCCGCCGATCTGGGAGAGCATTTTACGGTATTCAATCAATCCTGCCGTACCTGCCGAGTTGATATACAGTTGATACTGTCGCGCCTCAACTACGCCTTCAGGTGATCCAGATCCGACAATGGGAATACTCAGAGAAGCATCGAGCGTCCACGTTCTAAAGGCTTGAGCCATTTTACCAGAATCATCAACGATTGGCTGTCCCGCATTAAGCAGTGGCGTTATCATTTGACGCCCCCAATAATCTGAGCATTGAGCTGCAGGATTACAGGCTTTACCGCATCAGTCAGAGTAAACCGGAATATCTCAAATCTTGCAGCTCGGCCATTCTTGCGCCAAATTGCCCTGCGACTGTATTCGCCAACCTTGCCGATTGCCCGAGACCGAGCGTCAGACCACGTTTTGCCGTCCTTGCTTCTGTCCATCGTGATAACAGGATCAACCACGTCAGTATTGCCAACACCTGACTCAACTGTTAATTCAATCGACGGCACAAAGATTGCACGCAGCTCATTCTGAAATGGCTGAGTAGCCACGCGCCGGATAATCGCGCTGCCGTACTCGGTGTAGACCAGAGGATCAATTCTCCCGATCCTGCCATCTACCGAGTCGCCGCATAGTATCTGGTTGTACGCTTTGCAGATCGCCGTCACCCGGCATCTACTTAGCTCTCCCTCAGTGATGGACTTCCTTTCGTGCCATCGCTTGGCCGTGAGATCGAATACCATGGTGGTTGTCGGAAGTGTAAACCCAATGAAGTACGCCCCGTTCTGCGAATACGCCCACGCCGAGATTGCCTGAAGCTGAGTCAGCGTTAAATTCTGCAGCAGGTTATCTATCGGGGTGGTGCTGATCTTCGCTGTATCGTTGCCTGAGAGCGCCCAGATCGACGGCCCTTCGTTATCCCCGCCGCCTACCCACACAACAGTGTCCTGTGCGTTAATCAGGCTGTACGGAGCGTATACGCCCTTCTGCAAGAACAGCCCCGTGCGCTGGAACGGGAAGTCAGTGCCGCCCACATTCTGGAAGGCTTCAATGGTCTGGGAGCCTGAGATGAATAGCTGATTCTTGAACACAATCGGCGCAACGGTAACGTCAGGATCTGACTCAGCCGTGCCGAAGTCTAAAGCGTTGTAGCTCAGTCCGTCATTAGGTGCCGAGCAGATGAACTTCTTGGTGTCGGTTGTACAGACAAAGTACGAATCAATGAACACCACAAATTGCGGATTGCCGTTAGCGTCAAAGTCGCCGTCTGTAATCTGAGCAAATACGTTGGTGACGTGGTTGTAGATGTAGCCGTTGCCACCCGGCACCAGCACCATCAATTGCGTTCCGTTGTCGGCCATCGATACAAGAGCAGTGCCTGAGACTGTGCCCAATGAAGTCAGGCTGTAGCTTGCCACGCCAAGCGTGATCGTCTCGACTATCTTGTAAAGAGCATCGCCATTTACCGCATAGGCAATGCCAGCCATTTCGTGCATTCCCCGATTCTGCTCCTCAATCGTTCCAGAGGAAACAAGCTCAAGGAGACCTGGTGTTCCAAACAAGTTTTCTGGGCTGAGTGCCGGAGCCTCGGACACGTTCACATACCAGTTCAGACACTCCTGTGCGCTCAGTGGCAAAGAAGGACTGACGTAGAACCCGTTGGTAATGGGAAGTGCTGGCATTAAAGGGCACTCAAAACAGCATTAATCACAGTAATATCGTCAGTCGTGGATTCATTCCTAACAAATATCTCAACGTAATCGTTTGTGGCTAAAATCACGTTAGTAAACGTGGCAATGGATCGAGGAAGCCCAGAGGAAACGGTGTCGCTCATTTTGCTTGCGGCAATAACAACACCATTTAAGGCGATGTATATTGACAGCTTATGGTTAGTCCCCGCGGCGACATCCAACGTGACCAGTGCGTTGACAATGTGCCTCCCGGATATCGTTGTATGCGTAAGCCTGCCCGCAGTGGTGCCGGAATATCCCGACACGTCCCCAACAGTAAACGTCCCTGCAGCAACAACAGGCGTTGCGGTTGCGGTAATTACAGTGGCCGTCGAATTGCCCTGCATCGTCACCGTTCCGTAACTCTCCTCTTGCGACGACGTGATGACCACCCTGGTTCCGACTGTCGCCACGCTTATGCCTGTGCCTGCCTCAATAGAGACCACCGTGGGACTTGGATCGCCAGCATCCTGAATTAAAGGCTCGCCAACAGAATCAACGGTAAAATTGTGCGCTATGGCTATGCCGTTTTCTACACTGACGTTGATAGAAACACCCGCACCAGCTTCAAGGTTGCGGATGTAATTGACAGTCCCCTGAACGTCTAGCACCGGAGTGCCGGTAACGTCACCATCTTGCTCAATCGTGCCGGTTACACCCAAGCCGCTGATAAAATTGGCGTAAGTGATCTTGTAGTTGTAGCCGTTGTAGAAGAAACCGAAATAAGAGCCTGGCGTTATGCTCGTTAGCGCCTCAAAGTCAGACTGCCTGACGCCGTAGGTACGTTCAACCATTTGTGTTTATCTCCAGTGCAATCCCGCCGTTGGCTTCTGCCAACACCAATTGCTCGCTCTCAGGGTAGAAGTGCAGGCCATTACCAAATCGATTGTCTTCATTGCCAGAGCCAACAGGAAGCGTTGATGGCAGGCTCGTAGGCGTGATGTATTGCCCAAGCTGACGCATTGCCTGCATCCCCTCACGCGCCGTTGCAGCAAGCTCCAAAGAAACAGTACCTCCGTAATACGGGACCGACTGAAATGCCATGTTTGCAATTAGGCCAGTTAATGCGCCAGGCGGAATGGTTACTTCGTCGGCCAATCCCGAAACAGCCGTATATCCCAGATTAATGCCCTTCGCCGCAAGGCTGGACATATAGTTGTTCATCGCAAAAATGAAGTCTTGATACTCGTCAGCCTCTAAAGGAGCCTCTGACGCTTGCACCAAAATCGCCTGCAGTGAAGCTTTTGCTACCTGGGCAACGGTTGCCATTTATTCTGCCTCTTTGACTTTCGGCGGCCTGCCTCTGCGCTTTTCTGCGTCATCAGGTGCCGGATCTGCTTTAGGCTTCCAGCCCAGACTTGCAGCAACTTCGTGGCTGCTGATGTCTACGCTGACTTCCACGCCGCCTGGTTAAATCCAAATGCTTGTTGCCATTGTTATGCCTGCTGATTGTTACCGGGGAAAGGTCAGGGGAGGCCGAAGCCCCCCCGTCACTATTATACGCCGAAGCCCTGCCCGGCCATGCTTGGGTTAAAGCAGGCGTAAGCAGGGAGCAAGTCAAAGCGGATCTGCTGTGAGTTTGCGTTGCCGTCAGAGTACTTGCTGATGCGGATGCTCATACCGTCAGAGGTAGTCGCAACAGTGTCAGTGGAGTACAGCTTTGGCAGCTTGACCGTGCCCATGCCAAAAGCCTGTTTCGTATAGAACAGGTTAGGCTGGTACAGCGTTGCAGTGGCTGACACTATTGTGATTACGGCTCCGTTAACAGGCGCTGCAGTCACAGTATTGTACTGACCAGTGGCTTCGTAGATCGCGGGACCAGCCACTACCAGCGTGCCTTCGCCAGACGCGCCAAGGGTCACGTCAGCAGTCACAACGCCCGTCCATGCTACGTTGGTGCCGGTGGCACTAACCATCGCCTGGCGAGTTGACTGATTGAGTCGGTTGACGTTTGCAATCGTTACCAGCTCGCCAGCCTTCACCACCATGTTTGCTTGAAACGCAGTGACGGCCAGAGATTGGGTCATTGTGTCTTTTGCAGTAACGTAGGTTGCATCGGGCGCTGCAGTCAAAGTGCCAGCGCGGTCTGCGCCAGAGCTTGACGTAAAGCTTGCCAGAGTCGTTGCGCTCAGAGCACGCAGACCACCAAAGTTGGTACTGATCTGGGCGTTCTCCCACGCTGTACGAATCAAGCTATCAACGGAGTTCAGGCCGGACTGAGCACTTGCCAAGCCGGCTACCGTGAATGGGTTCATCAGGTAGTAACGGTCTGACGCAGGGTTAATGCCGATTGAGTCCATGAACGCACCAGCGCCAGCAACGTCAGACCACGCATCTACTGCAGTGCCGTGCGTACCGTAACGCAGCGAGCTGTTCTTCAGCATGAAGGATGCAAAGTCCAGCTCCAGGTCAGTCACAATGCGCCGAGCCATTGGTGCCAGGATGTCTTCCAGTTGATCCAATTGCAGAGCTTCTTCCACGTTGCCCCATTCGGTAGCAGCGGTGAAGTAATTCTGGACAGTACCAGTTGCCTTGCCGGAGATAATGGAAGATTTGGTAGAGGAGGAGATATCACCGCCAGAGGTGCGGATGGTGTTGTAGTCATGCGGACGTTTAAAGTCCACAGTGCTACCAGATGACGGGTTGAACTTGTCAGCCAGAAGCTGAGTGTCAACTGTCTTTGTGATAACGCGAGAATTCTCGAACGCATCAAGAAACACTCGCGCTACCTTGCGGGTTACGTTACTACTGAGATTATTAGCCATTCAATTCACCTATTCAAATGTTGCTCCCTTCGGCCCTTTCGGTTTGACCTGTGCGCTAGACGGCATGGGTCGTCGAACTGGATCAGGAGCGGTAGTGTATTTGGGTTTCAGGGCAACAGCTTTCTGCTTGATTAATGTCGCAATCCTGACTGCGGCCATAGTTGGGTGTAGATGTCTCAATGCGTCCAATTCAGTGACGTTTTGAGATAGATACTTGGTGATTAGCGGTCCGTGGTCATCTTCTAAGATGTACTGCACCAGCGAATCATCAATTCCAAACTGTCCGACAATCGATCCTGCGGCTTGAAGCTCCTCTGCTTTGACGCCTAGGGTTTTAGCCCTCTGCGCGTAGCTTTGTACCTTCTCAACCAATACTTCTTGCTGCTTTTGTTCTGCCTCCTGAGCCAACTGCCTTTGCTGATGATTCAGCATTTGCATTTGGGTGTCATAAGCAGAAGCGGATATAAGAGCCTGCTCCCTGTGCATGATCTGCCGCTTGTACTCATCATCTGAGACTGCGAACGGGTCAGGCAAAGCTGGCACTAATGGCCGCGACCGAGTTTGTGGCTGCTCAAATTCTTCTAGCCGCTTTCGGAGCTGCTCGGCTTCTCGCTCTTTTTCACGGAGCTTGAACACCTTCTTTCCAATTGCGTCATCGAAGACCTTTTGCTGCGCCTCGGTGAAGATAGGTTTATCGTGAGTCCCCTCACTATCCTCTGACGATTCGGAATCATCCTCGACATCAGTATCAACGTCTGACTGATCTTCAGCCTCCTGCGTCTCGATTGGCTCCTGATTTTCGTCGTCGGGAGAATCATCAAAATCATAGTCTGCTGGTTGCGTCATAATTTGCCCTTATAGGTGAGATGCCCAGAATGGTCTGGTGGCCTGTGTACAATGTAGCAGTATTGGCGAGAATCTACAACAAGTGGCGAAATTCGCTAATCCGGTTGCGGTTCTTCGTCTCGCTGGATGTTGCGTAAGGCTGAAAGGCCGACAGTTGCGCCTGCTGCTCCAGCCATTAGGTTGGCAGAACCTCGCTTGGCTGGATCGAAGTCAGCGAAGATTGATCTAACCTGATTGGGTCTAAATGGAATGGCAACAGTGTCAGCCACGCCCACAGCGTCACCAATACCCGGAGCAAAGTCCACAGCACCAGTGAGCAGATCAGCCATGCCAGCCCTGTATCGCTGCGTAGGAGTGCCGCCCATTGCTCGACCTCCTAGAAGGTCTGTGATGCCCGATCTCATTGTCTCCCTAAAGGCAGGGTTGAACGGATTGTAGGAGCGTACAGCAGGCTCTGCTGACTGGGGAGTAAACTGTCTGAGTGCTGACTGTGGCATGACTAATCCTCCTCGCCTTCGTCTTCTCTTTCTTCCCACGCCTGACACACTCGCAGGTTGTGGCAAACAAACTCAAACTTCTCGCAGTAGCCTCGGCCACCGCCGTCTGCGTCATACTCATCCTCTGGAACTACTTCCATCATCTCCAGCTTTTCTGGTGAGTTTTTGAAGTATTCGCAGTTTCCGCACATATGCCTGCGTGCCTCTGCTGGCTTTACGCCCCAAGCCTTAGCCATCATGCGATAGTAATCAGTGTTGTCGCTCGTAGTTTCTTCAGGGCCGAACTTCCAGCTCTCAATCACGTTGGATCGATTGGCTCGGTTAGTCTTCGCAGTAAACGGTTCTTTCTGCTCAATGATAATGGTCATGCCTTCTAGTGGATTCATATCTGGCCCCCGAACGGATTAAATGCGCTGGCTATCTTCAATTGGTTGTCAATCTGCTTGCCCTGCATAGCCACGCCTTCAGTCTGTATTCTAGCTCCAGCCTCTTGCGCCTTGATCTGGGTGTTCATGCGCTGAGTCTGAGCGTTGAACGCATCCAGTTGCTGAGTAGCCTGATCTGCCTGCATCTGCATCTGAACCTTCTGCGCCTCAAGCTGGATTTTAGCTGTATCAAGCTGAAGCCTCTGCACCTCGACCTGCGCCCTCATCTGCTCGGCTTGGGCCTTTGCCATCTCAGCCTGAGCCAATACCATTGCCGGGTCTTGCTGCTGCTCTTGGCCCTGTGCGCTCTGGGCCATCTGCGCCTGTTCTTCCTCGGTCATCTGGGTCTGCGGTATCAAGCCTTGCGCCATCATCTGCAGCCGCTTGCGCTCACCAATCTGAGTTGCCGCACTAGTCGGAATCGCGTTGAGCAAGATGTCGCCAGCCATGCCAATGATTGACGGATCAACCTTGGCAATCTCAATGATGGTCTCGATGGTCTCCTGCTGACGGTTGCGGAATGATGGGCCTGCTCGACACGCAACAGAGTATTGGCCTTTGGTCAGGTCATTCAGAGTAACAATCTCACCAGTCTGCTGGTCAATGATCGGCTCGTTGAGCACCTGCATCTCAGTGCTGCCATCCTCATACAGCAATCTGACTGTGCGCTGTGCGTCATAGACCTTCGGAATAGCCTTGACCAGAATATCGCCGGTTGCGGATATTGCCGCTACCAGTGCTCGGAAATACTTTATCGTGCCGTTGTCGCCCTTGGCTTGAAGACTCTCAATTGCCACGCCTGACTGTAAGCCAGGGTTATCACCCATCGAAGCAGCAAACATTCCAGCCGTCTGGCCTATGATCTGTCGCATGGACTCGGATATCGTGCGGAGACCTGGGTTAACCTGAGCACCGCCCTGCTGCATCGGAGCGCCAGGGTTCTCTGGGTCCACGTTGTAGAACTGGACCGGATCTGAGTTAGTATTCAGCGTTGCCAGCGCATCTTCATGCCCTGCTGCTTGCGTCAGGGTCATCCAGTACTTAGCCCTTGGAGCCAGAGCGCCTTCCTCAATCTCGCGTGACAGCGAATAGTTGAGCACTCGCTGCGGATCTAGCAGCTTCTCGACCACGCCCCAATAGATTGTCTTGTTCTCGACAATCTTGAAGTTTCCATACACCGGCACGATTGGAATGCGGTGGAATATTGTGTCGTCGTCATCTTCCAGCCAGTCAGTCTGGTCAAAGAAGCGTGAGCATACCTTGGTCTTGTAAGCCTTACGAGTCCTGACCTCCGTGATGCCTAATACCGTCAGATCATCCCTAACCTTTTTGAAGTCGTCATCAACAGTGTATACAGCGCCGTTGCTCATCAGCACTAGGTCACACGCTTCCTGCTCGACATAGAATAGCTGCCCGATCACGACAACCTGGCCTTTGTCATAATATGCATCACCCTCACGATCAATGGACACGGACGTTTGAGAGCCTTCCGGGTACTTCTTGACGTACTCCTGCACCGACATTGCGTGAAGCAAAAAAGCGTACTGAGCGTCAGACTTGTCTTGCAGGTAGGCAGCAGGGTCAAACCAAACCCTATCGATGAAGTTGGCGACAGGCTCGATTACCAGGTCTTGATCGAACGAGAGCGGGTCATTGTACTTGTGAGATACCATCCATCCATCGTAGCCAGCAGTGGCCATGCCTCGGCCTGCGTTGATGTAGATGTCCTTGGCGCGACTAAGTGCCTCGATGTTACGCACAAGGCCGTCAATGACCATTGCAGTCTCTTTAGACGCTGGGCCTGACATTGGGCTAACCTTGATATCAAAGTCGGCCTGCTCGATCTCAGCAGCCACCTGATCGACTATCGGATTGACCATATCGAAAGTGTATCGAGGCTTGCCGACATTGTTCGTCCACCAGTATGGCTCCCATTGGCCGTCTCGCTTATCGCAGAACAAGTGCGCTTCTCGCGCCTTCTCACGGTTGTCGTGGTCGGCCTCTTGCGCTGCAGCCATTAAGTTGAGCACAGCTTGGTGGCTGTCAAAGTCAATCGCATATTCGCCGTTGTCGTTGCTTTCGTTCTTTGCCATCACGCCCACCCTTTAAATTTGATTTGCTTGACCGCTGCCAGCTTTGGCTTGGGTCTGTACATTGCCATCATCAAAGCATCGGCCATGTTGGGCGATGGTATCTCATACGGCTTTTTCGCCATCTCGATTTTGGACATTATTTGTATTTTACCAGTATTTGTGCGCTTTAGTGGAATACGGCAAACTTCCGAGCGGAGCTGGTCTATCTTCTCGATCTTGGATGACAGAGAGATCATCTCATCAGGGTTGACGTACTGGCCCTTAGTCACGGCTCGGTAAGTCGCCTCGAACCTGTCTCTCAGTCTCCAGTAATACTGCGCCCGCTTGTTTGCGAACGTCTCTCGATTGCTCTTGGCTCGCTGAGTACCACCATCAGAGTATGGGACATCCGCATCCTCTGGCGACTCCGAACCCTTATACATGACGTAATCAACCTTCTTGTTCTCCAGCGCAGCATCTACTTGGCGCTTCAGACTCACGCCCAGACCGTCACAGTCCCAGACAAAGTAATCTGCTCTATCAGCTAATGCAAGATCCAGCGCCCAATCCATGCCATCTGCTGACTCGCCTGTGACCTTCTCGCTGACGTTGAGCACGACGTTACCATGACGCACTGCGTAGCCCTTAGAGTCGCCGCCAGTGTCAGATGGGTCATGGCTGGCAATGATAGCGCCCTCGCCCTTCCATCCTAGCTTGACGTGAGAATCTATTGCCGCCTCAAACCATTCAACTGGAATGATAGTGTTTTCCACTTCGTCGTAGAATTCGCCAAGCCAGATATGCCGGTACAGAGCTGTTGATAAGTTGGCCTGGTCATGCGCCCGCTCTTGCTCAAGGACGTCAGGGAATAAAGGATTATCGTTGTAGTTAATCCAGACAATCAGGTGTAGATCATCCTCATAGTAATGATTGGATCTCAACTGCCTCTCAAATGGTTTGATGAACCGCTGGCTGAATGGGTCTGCAATACTGCGCGGGTTGGCACTCATCCATATTTCAGAGTCATCTGTGCGAAGCGTAGGAGTTAATGCCTTGAGCGAGTCCGCTGATATGGTTTGCGCTTCCTCCACCCAAAATCGCTTGAATCCGTGCATTGACTTGATGCCTTCAGGATTGCGAGCCAATCCGCGAAACTTAAACGCCTCTTGCTCTGCGTACAGTATCTGGCTGTTTTGTACCTGGAAGCCTTGGAGCTGCAGCCGATCAATCTCACCGGCAAGTAAAGATTGAACAGAGTCATCCATCGATACCTGGAACTCTCGGAAGCAAGCAGTCTTAATGCCTTTCGTCTGCGCGTCCATCAGGCACAGATCCGCAAAAGACATAGATTTGCCAGAGCCTCGGCCACCGATAGCAATTTTGAACCGCTTAGGCTTTGATAAGAAAGGAAGAAGTTTTTCAGGCAGCTTAAGGCTTGGCACCGACTATTTCCACCGTCCACTTGGTTTCAATTGGGCCACCGTTTGCGCCTGTAACCTCGTTGGCAGTCGATTCTTTGTATCCGTGCTTGCCCAATACCAGCTTTGTAATCTGAGCGTTGAAGTCGCCAGACAGTCCATTATTGATCAGGACTTGGTGCTGTTTTGTCTTAATTTTGTCCAATATGCCCAAAAACTCTGGGTGATCCTCGTTATCCCAATTGTAAAGAGTAGCCTCACACAGGTCTAACGCCACGGCCAATCCGACGATTGACGGAATCATGTCGCCATAGGCTGAGTAGTTCTTGTAGTAATCCTTAGCCTTTGCGACAAGCTCTGGACTGTACTTTGTTGGGCGGCCTACTGCCATTACTCAAGCGTTCCGCGAGCTTTCTTTGCTCGCTTTGCAGTATCCAGAGCTATGGCGATGGCTTGCTTTTGTGGCTTGCCAGACTTCATCTCAGCCTTGATGTTCTGAGAGACTGTCTTCTTGCTGTAGCCTTTCTTGATGGGCATAGGTCACCTTTAAAAAATACCCCTGACGATTAATCAGGGGGTGGAGTAAGGCTCCATAACCGCTCAGAGATAAACGCAAAGGGAAGGATGCGCCTGCTATCGGGATTGATAGCGTCTCTTATGCGGAGGTGGTCATTATATCGCAAATTACTGTGCGTTGTTAATCGTTCGCTCAAGCTCGACTATGTAAGTTGCCAAGCTTGCCGTGCTCTTTGCGCTGAGACACATACCGCCGTCAGTCTGCACTTGGACGTCGAGGATCGGTTTTGTCGGCATTGTGATTGATTGACTTGTCTGGCACCCGGCCAAAGTGACCAGCAAGGAACTCGCCAGGATTGCTCTGTATCTCATCAACAGTTGCCTCATGTTGTTGCTGCTCCTGTTTAGCCATTGCCCGCTTCAGGATTGCTAGCAGGCTGTTTAGCAGTTGAAGCAATGCTGTCACTTGATTTTCTCTGTAGCCTTGTATCGACCGTAGACAGCCATCAATCCACTTACCGCGGTAGCAATGCCAACGACAGCCGCGGCGATGGTGGCCTGTTCTTCCGGCCCTACAGCAATGCCAAACAATTGAGCCAGCCCGCAAGCCGTCGCAACGTAGCCGGCAACAATCGTTTTACTCGTAATCCAGCTCTTACCTTCCATCACGCTCTCCCGATTATCCAGTAGACAGGTTGTTTTGCATCAATCTCGGCTTGAATCATGTCTTGCAAAGCCGGATATGCCTTGAACAGTATACACCCGGCAGTGTGCTCAGTTGTGACGCCTGCGTGAACTCTAATCCCTGTCCACTTGACAGGACCATCAACGACAGACAGATCCGCAGGTTGATTATACAGCAGAATAAGGGGCTTCTTGAATCTCGCTGACTCGGTGATCTTGACGCCGTAAACGCCTTCAGGGATGCAGGTTTCATCCTGAATCTTGACGCCTGACGGTCTTCCAATGTCCTCAAGGCAAGCGCCGATTAACTTAACGCCATCGACGTATAGCTCTGAAGTGGTGCGAGCTGTGAAGTAGGTGCGGAGCTGGGTGATTATCATTTGCCTTCCATTCTCTTGACGATAACCTGTTCGATTAACGCTACTGCTCTGCCGCCCATGTGACCAGCAATGCCTGCCGCAGCAGAGGTGAAGGCAAACGACAATCCGAGGTCAATGCAAATGTACGCCGTGATGATTCCTGAGAATCCGCTTATAGACCATTCGCCTACTAGCTCAATTATTGAAAATGGGGTTTTGTCTCGATTACGCCTGCTAATGTAATTTGCAGTACCGCCCCAGAACGCCATCATCACAAACCACCCGTAAGCTATATTTTCTACAATCCATGCAAAAATTCGATTTCCAAATTCCATCTGTCCATCCCCGTAATCAGTTTCATTGATTATGGCGGGAATGCGGATTTATTGCAATGCAGGCTTGACAGTCAGGACATAGCGACCGCAGTCGAAGCTCAACGGCTTATCGTTTAGCGACTCCTGCCGCCTGATCTCGATACAGCCCGCAATCACAACCCTGAACAGGTCAGGCATGTCTTTATGCCATCGGGTCAAAGTGTCGGCACCGCGCCCGGTCATCCTTACAGCTTCGGCAAGGCTCTTTAGCCCTGCCTGCTTTGCGTATTTGCTGGCGGTGATCATGCTGTCGCCTCATCTGTAAAGCATCCGC